AAAGGGACCAGGAGCCCAGGCCCGGTGGACCTTGCGCGGGGCGCTGTCTGGGTGGCCTGGTCCGTAACGACGAGGGCAGCCCAGTCCCCCGGCATCTGGTGAGGAGCCCCGATGGTGTTCGGACGTAAGTCAGAGGGCCGAGCTCGCTGGACCAGGACGTGGCACAACAAGGACGAGGGCCAGGGTGACATCGTCCTCAACAGTCCTGACGGCTGGATGATCGAGGACCCCGGCCTCCACTGGCAGGGCTCCGACAACCTGGCCCGCCTGCTGTCCGAGAGCCGGGGGGCGGTCAAGCTGGGCGACACCTGGGGCGAGAAGGGCCGGGACCTTCACACCTCCGGGGGCGCCTTCCCCGCCATCACCAGGGCCACGTCCCTGATCGCTGACACCCTCGCCGGACTTCCGTGGGAGGTGGTCCGGGGCCGCGAGACCCTGGTGACCCCGCCCTGGGTGGGTGACCCGGCGCTGTCCCGGCCTGACCTGAGGGTCAGCTCCTTCAACGCCGAGGGCGTCAACCCCCTGAGCGCCGTCAGCTGGCGCTCCCAGCTGTTGACCTCAGCCCTTTGGTACGGGGACGCCTTCGTCCTGACCCTGGCCAGGGATGTCAGCGGCCAGCCCATCCCGCCCCTCTTCATGCTCCACCCCGCCCTGGTCGAGGTGGTCACCCCGGCCATGGTGGGCCAGCAGGCCCAGTGGACCGAGCCTGGCTACTGGGTGGAGGTGGCGTCGGACCACTGGATCCGGCTGGGCAACGATGAGGTGATCCAGGTCAGGGGGATGGGCCCCTACTGGAACGGCCGGGGGGTCGGGGTCCTGACCCAGCACTGGGACAGCTGGCAGGCGGCGCAAGCCCTGAGGTCCTACGGCTCCGGCCTTTACACCGCTGGGATCCCCGCTGGCTACCTGAAGGTGACCGCGCCGAACCTGACCGAGGACCAGGCCAACGACCTGAAGAAGAAGTGGGCGGCCAATCATGGCGGCGGGACCAGGGAGGTGGCCGTCCTCAACGCGGTCACCGACTTCACCCCCATCCAGCTCCCCCCGGAACAGGCCCAGATGGTCGAGGCCACGAAGATGGGGATCCTGGACGTGGCCAACGCCTTCGGGGTGGAGCCCTACATGCTGGGGCTCCCCAGCGACGGCTCCACCTACGCCAACATCGAGAGCCGATCCCTTCACTTCGTGCGCTACACCCTGCTCCCCTGGGTGCGCCGCGTGGAGGCGGCGCTGGACCACGTCCTGCCCAAGGGGACCGAGGTCAAGATCAATCTGGACAGCCTGCTGAGGGCTGACAGCTCCGCCAGGGTGGCCTATTACAGCCAGGGCCTGGCTGATGGCTGGCTGACCCGCGAGGAGGTCAGGGCCTCCGAGGGCCTGCCGGACATCCCGCTTCCGGACGTAAGGCAGGATCCCCCTGTGACAGCAGGGGCGACGACAGAGGAGGCTGTGGCATGACCGTCCCCAACCGCAAGACCGAGGCGGCCACCTTCGGGGTGGAGCTCCGCGAGGCTGGCGGGGACGGCCGCACCCTCACCGGCCTGATCGTCCCCTACAACGAGACGACCACGGACAGCCCCTACGCCAACGGGGAGCGCTTCCTGGCGGGGTCCTTCCGTAAGGCCGTCAAGGAATTCAAGGGCCGCAACGCCAAGCGACCCGTCCACCTCTTCAGGGCCCACGACCATGACCGGGCCATCGGTCTGGCCACCGGCCTGGAGGAGTCCGACGAGGGCCTGGTGGGTGAATTCCGGATCGGCCGGACCCCAGCTGGGGACGAGGCCCTGCTGGAGTACCGGGAGGGCCTGCTGGGCGCCATGAGCGTGGGCTTCCAGGCCATCCAGGATGCTCGCGGGACCGATGGGGCGCGTGAGATTAGGGAGGCCTCCCTCCTGGAGGCTTCGCTGTTGCCGATGGGCGCCTACCCCGGCGCCAAGGTCCTCAGCCTCCGAGCCCCAGCCGAGACCCAGCTGGACCTGGCCTGGGTGAGTCTTCCGCCAGCTCCGAAGGTGGACCCCTCCCGGCCCATCCGTATCTGGGTCTAGAGTCTGCTGACGTACGGCCGCACCCATGGCCGTCCCACCGCGAGGCCGGGACACCAGGCGGGGCACCGGGACACCCTGACCCGTCACGTCCAAGGAGCCCAGCCATGGAGTACCTGACCCAGCTGATGGAAGAGCGCGAAGCCCTCGCGGCCACCATCGAGACCTACGCCACCCAGGCCGCCGAGCGTGGGACCAACCTCACCGACGCGGAGACCGCCGAGGTGAAGAGGATCCAGACCCGCTGTGCCGAGCTCGACGCCCAGCTGTCCACCTTCGCCACCGCCCAGGACAGCTCCAGGGCTTACGCCGACCTCGCCAAGAGGATCGGCAAGACCCACGAGACGAAGACCGAGGAGCGCCACGCGGAGCAGGCCCAGGAGAAGACCCTGGGGCAGACCTTCACCGAGTCCGCAGAATTCCGGGCCTACACCGGCCACGGCAACAGTGGCCGCGTGGAAGGTGAATTCCGGGCCAGCCCCATCATGCTGGCCGACCTCCCCGGCCTCCCCCGGACCAGGGTCCTCCAGCCCCAGCCGTCCCAGCCCTTCCCCCTCTTCGACCTCATCAACACCGAGGCCATCGGCTCCAACGCCTTTGACTACGTCGTGGAGACCTTCACCGACAACAGCGCCGTGGTCGCAGAGGGTGCGCCCAAGCCCGAGTCGGACTACCTCCAGACCCTGGTCCCCGGTGTCCTGGACACCATCGCCCACTGGGTGACCATCAGCCGCCAGGCCCTGGAGGATGACGGCCGGGTCCGGTCGATCATCGACGGCAAGCTGACCAATGGTGTGCTGAAGAAGCAGCACGCCAGCATCATGGCGGCGCTGATCGCGGCGACCCTGCCCACGGCCACCGTCCCCACGGCCACCTCCAACCTCCTTGCGGCCATCCGCGTGGGCGTCGGCACCGTGGAGGCGGCTGGCTTCAGCCCCAACGCCGTCCTCCTCAACCCCGCCGACTGGGCAACGCTGGACGTGCTGGTCCTCAACGAGACCCGCAACGGTCCGAACATCGGCCAGTCCTTCTGGGGTCTCCGCCCGGTGGCGGCAACGTCACAGCCAGCTGGGACGGCCACCGTGGGTGACTTCCAGGACGGGGCCACGCTCTTCCGGCGCTCCGGTGTCCAGGTCTTCGCCACGGACAGCCATGCCTCACTCTTCGTGAGCAACCTCCTGGTCATCCTGGCCGAGGCCCGGAGCAAGGCCGTGGTGACCAACACCGCAGCCTTCTGCGAGTGCTCCGTCGTCTGATCCGGACGTAAGGCAGGAGGGGCCCGTCTTTCCCCCCGTTGGCGTAGCGCCCCTCCTGCCTTGCTCTACTTCAAGGAGCAGCTGATGGCCACCCTGGTGGACGTGGACACCTTCCGGAAGGTCCTGGACCTTCCGGTGGCTGTCGTCGACGTGGAGCTGACCGAGGTCCTGGACGCCACGGAGGCCAGCCTGTTGGCCTACCTGGTGCCGGACACCGACTACACCGCCAACCCCGCTGTCAGGGAGGCCGCCCTGGGGATGTCGGTCCAGGTCTGGCAGGCCCGCCACGCGCCAGGCGGTCAGATGATCGGGGTGGACCTCAACCCCCAGCAGACCCCGCACCTGCTGGGGCCTGGCCTCCTCATGCGCTTCCAGGGCCTCCTGGGGCCCTTCATGCGCTACGGCGGGGCCGTGGTGGCCTAGATGGTCTACAACCCCCTGACGGAGGCCAGAGAGGCCGTACAGGGCTTCCTGGAGACCGCTGTGCCGGGGGTCACCGTCTACGGGGCGCCGCCTGAGGTCCTGACCCCGCCCGCTGTGATCGTCACGCCGGGGGACCCCTGGCTGGCGGCGCTGACCTGGACCAAGAGCCAGGTCACTCTGGAGCTCGCCCTGGTGGCGGCGGTCACCGGCTCCAACGAGGCCGCCTACGGGCGGCTGGAGGAGCTGGCCTGGGCCGCCCAGGTGGCCCTGACCGGCAAGGCTGTCCTGGGGCCCCTGGGGTCACCTACGCTCCAGACGTTCGGACAGGTCCAGGCCGCCATGGCCAGCCAGACCATCCTGGTGACAGTGGAAGACGAGGAGACACCATGACCACGGCCATTACCGGCAAGGCCTGTACCTTCGCCTACGGGGCGAAGGCCGGAGAGGCGCAGATCACCACGGCCACCGTGGATGAGAGCGCCAGCTCCGAGACCATCCAGACCCTGGGGGGCTCCGTCGCCATCGCCCAGGGCGTGGAGTCCACCGTCAGCTGTGACTTCCTCTACGACGGGGACACCGCTGGCGGCTTCTACGCCGCCCTGAAGGCGGCTCTGGACGCCGGGTCCACCGGGGTCCTGACCATCGAGACCGGGGGCGGCACCACCCCAGCTGGCTGGGACGGGGACGCCCTGGTCACCAGCCTGTCGGCGGAGATGCCTGCCGATGGGGCCGTGACCTGCTCCGCCGAATTCACCATCAGCGGGGCCCTGGGCTGGGCGGAGGCCACGCCGTGAGCGACGACCCGCTGATCCCTGACGACGAAGAGGTGACCGCCGACCTGGCGGCCGCCAAGGAACGGATCGAGGAGGCGCAAAGCGATATGGCACGAGAGCGCGAAGGCCGAGAGGGCGAGACCCCGGAAGAGCCCACCCCGGTGGGCCCGACCAACGAAGAGGCCCAGGCGGCCTACGAAGCCAACCCCACCATCCAGATCGGCGGAGGCCCCGACATC